CATTGGCGAAGACATAGGCGGTGCCATTGGTGAATCCATGCCACAACCTCCTTCATTGGTAGGTTGATCTAGTTCACGCATGCGTGCCATTAATTGATTGAAATCCATGTATTAACTCCCTAAGGCGCTTCGAGCACCTGCTTTGTCTTGTTTGCCCTTGGGCAGTTTATATTCTACGTTGATGCCATCTTTCTTGCGATCCTTGGCAGCTTTGTTCAAATCTTTTAAGAAACTCTTATTGAAATCATCACCAAAATAGTCTTTGTGTTTGATTTTTCCTGTGCCTTTTTCCATGTCTTGTTCATCTAACAGTGCATCTCCTGTAGGCTCATTGTCCATGATCAGTTGATCTATTTCTGTAGGTTCACCGCTGCCACGTACACGAACACAGTCTTCGTTGACACCAGTCCCTTTGATCATATCAGCGATTTCCGGAGGAGTTACTGGATATTCTGTAACCACTTCGAATACAGTGACTTCCATGTTGGCCTTGCCTGGAAAATCTAAAGGAAACTTTTGTATGGGCGTTGTACTCATCTTTTCAAAGGTCACCACCTTGCAGCGTTCTAGTTTGGTCTTGAGACTTTCCTGAAAATTCTCAGGAATTTCGCCAGCAACTTTGACCTTGAAGCTGTAGATTTTTTTGTTTTCAGTGAGATATTCTTTAAAAGTTTTCATACTTGTATTTATGCTTTTCCGCTTAATTTTTTCAGTAGCTCATTGCGGTCTGTGATCACATATGCTGCACCGTTGATCACTCCGTCCTGTTCATTACCTGCGTCATTGTCTATTTTCAGCTTCTTCAGTTGTAGATCTACGCTTTTGAGTTTTTTATCTATTTTGTTAGTTTTAGCAGTAATAGCATTGCCCATCATGCTGGCAGCTACTTCGAAGATACGACCAGCATAACGAACTTCTACGTTCATGCCTAGGTCCATGAGATCATCATAGGCAGCTTCTGCTTTTTTTGCCAGTTCATCTAGCTCTCGATCATCTAGCTCATCTAATTCTTTGATCTGCGGCAGTCCTCGGGTAATTTCTGCTACTTTACGATAGCTGTCATCTAGGCTCTGTACCTGTTCGTGTGTGGGAACTTCTACTGGCGATTCCGCTAGAGATTCTGTGGTTTCGAGATTCAACAATTCTTCAAGTCTTTTGGTCATATCGTACTTATCTTCGTTTTGTGCCCTGATGGAAAATGTCTGTTTCGTTGATCACCCGGAACTTGATGTTCTGTTGCCTGCACCAAGCATTAGCGGCTTCCCATTTGGCCATGTTTTTCACGTACTGCTGTTGATTATATTGGCTTTTACCTACAGCTTCTCTGAAGGTGTGATTAGAAGGTTTTACTTCCACAACTTCTGCGTGTTTAGCACCATTCTTATCTTGATATACGATAAAGAAATCTGGCACATATATGGTACTGCGACCAGTCAATGGATCTCTATAAGGTATCTTGATGCTTTCGCTGGCCCAATTCTGTACGCCTGGATGTTCATCCAACATTCTCATGAACACAAACTCCCACGAGCTGCGAGCCAATGGAGTTTTTAACCCCACGTACTTGGCAGGATTTTTCATTTCAAATCTACCCTGTGCGAATTTGCCCATTATGCAGCTATATTTCTAGTCTGATTAGGCTTAATATCTGACGTTCTGAAACCTAAAAGGCTGGTAGGTACTCGATTATTGTTTAGTATCTCACCTACTAATTGGCTTAGGGTGTTTTTGTTCACCCCTGTAAGTGTATCTAAGATCTGCGAGATAGGTGTAGAATCAATTTTTGCCTGTCGTAACAGAGTCATAGCTACGGTAGCTGCGGCGTCTGAGTCAAAGCCTGCACTGGTAAAAAAACTCACAGCGGCCGTAACGTCATTGGCTGCGAACTCCAGTGCAGCTTCGCCGTAGATATCGAAATATAGTTTTGTGCCTGCAGCACTATCTTGAATTTCAAATGAGGGTAGATTAGTTGCCATATTACGCTACGTTTCCTGGATCAGAAGGAAAATCTCCTACTAATGGTCTTTGAGTCGCTGAGGTAGACGGTGAACGATTAGCACTTTTAGGAAACACAGCGCCTACTACTCCACCTACGGTGCTGATAGCTGAGGAAATATTACCCGGATTGCTGAGTATGTTAATAGCTTCAGATTTTAATTGTGCCGATGATAATGACTTGATATTTTTATAGGTATTGATTGACGCTATTGCTGTGCTGAGAAATCCACCTGGACTGTCGAAGGCTGCACCTGATCCTAGATTACCAAATATCTGTTCAAGGCCATCTAATACTCCGCCTTCTCCGGTAAGTGTAGCAACGCCGCCGCCTGCTACTGATATAGGACTTGGTACAGAATCATAGTGCAGTGTAGCAAATCCTTTGGGATTGTTATATGATACCTGTCCTGCTGAATATTTGACTGATTCATACTCTAAAGTCATTGTGCTTTCTGCAAATTCGCTAGCAGAGTAATCCATGTTGCCATGGCTCCAAGTTTTAATTCTCGGATTAATCAATGTGTAGCCCAGGAATCTTCTACGAGCCATGGTATAGATACTAACAGATTTAAAAAAACCAGCGGTAACGTCGTTGTCCATACCATATCGAAAATTATCTTTTGGTGTATCAGCTGCACGATATTTGGTTTCAGAGTAAGCTGATTCTGGAAGTTGTCTATCGGCAATATAATATCCATAGTACACAGCCCACATGGCACTGATAACTCCGGTAGCATCGTCATGCATGGTGATGTTTACTGGTTCGTAATTGAAATTTTTATAGATTATTTTTTTTCTATTGTACTGATTTTTTACCACACTATCAAAATTATATTTGGGTAGTTCTGCAGTTTTTACAAGTAATCCAACTTCATCATGATGTTTATTAGAAAATGCCGGGACTCGCATTACATTTTTGTCTATCTCAAATCTTACATAGTAGTTGAACTTGGTGCGAGGGGCCAATCTCATGTTGCCGTCTATGAACAGCTTAGTAGCATGACGCCAATTGGCAGTCTGCCCTTTAGGAGTTAATAGTCCTTCGCCGACACCAGTGAGAAATCGTGTGAAATAGTTTGCCATACAAATATTTATGCCACAAAAAAAGCTCGAATAAATCGAGCTTTTCTTGATTACAAGGTTAATTATCCCTGTGTAGTTGAAGCACCTGTTACAGCTGCACCTAAAGTACGTCCTACTGCTGCACCAATACCACCAATTGGGCTGGTAGCTGCTGCGCCTGCCGCGAACTGCGATAGATTATCGTAGGAAATGATCAGTGCCACAGTCATGTGTTCATTGGTTGAGTAGTTAGCATCACCGTAGTCTGCGTTCTGCACAAAACATCCATAGAGTTCAAATGTTTCTAGAGTTTCTGGAACCAGTGTGCCGTTACCACCGTCTAGGACTTCGATGCGTGTAGTAAACTTGTAGTCGATACCTGAACGGGCAGATGCCTGTTCCATGAAATCGAACTGCTTCTGAATCTGTTGTCCTACAAGTTTTTGTACCTGACCGCTGGCATCATCACGTAATGTTAGCGTGATATTATCTAGAGTGTATCGTCCAGCAAGTTTGACCTTGGAGTTATAAACATCCAGAGTCATTTCTTCAAATGATACCTTAGGTCTGGTTACGTCCTGTACCTGCTTGGTAAGTTCTGTGGCAGCAGCAACTCCAAAACCCAACAGTGTTACTCTAAAGCGATATTTTAATTTAGGCATCAACAACACCTGGGTGCTGCCAGCTGCGTTGGTTGTTGGAATACCTAAATTATTCAGTGATGTAATTGCCATTTTTAAATTTCTCCTGTGTTCTTGACACGTAACGGGATGTAAATGAACTCAATCGCCTTCACAGGTTCAATTGCGATATCAACATACAGTTCGTTTCGGTCTATTCTTGACGGAGTGTTGTTGCTTTCGTCGCAGACAACCGCAAAGTCATAGAGTGCTCTTAGACCTACTAGCTCTAATAATAGACTTTCTACAGCTTGTTTGATTTCATCACGTGTGATTTTATCATTAGGTTCAAAGATATATGGACGAGCCAACTTGTTCAATTGACTACGTAGATATACTACTAAACGTGCTACGTTGATACGATCTAGTGCCGACGCATTTCTTGCACGAGTCTTTTGACCATGTGCCACTAGTCCTATTCCGTTGAAGAATGGAATTGGATTAACTTTTAGATCGTACAGTGTATCACGCTGTCCTTCGTTTAGAGCAACTGTTTGG